AAACTTAATTCTTAGCAATAATAGGTTTACAATTACCGAAAATACTAATGACAATACTAGCCATACCGGCGTTTTATATTTAATTTTTAGCGTATCGCTCTTTTCCTTAGTATCAACAGTTTTACTTTCGTATCGCTTCTCAATACTTTGCACTATGCTATCTAAGTTAATTGTAGCCTCTATAACGTTATTTTTTGATTGTATTGTAATTTCCCCTTGGGTAGTTTTTAAACGTTGCTTAAAAGGCTTTAAAATGCCTAACGAATCGCAAGGGCTATCTATAAGTATTGTGTCGTTTACCGCTTTAGTAACTATTCGGTCTTTTGTTACTATTATAGTATCGTTTTTTATAACCTCTTTAGTTTGGGTTATAACTTTTTTGGCGGTGCAACTTGTAAAGAGTAGTAATAATACTATACTATATTTCAGCATTACGTTTGGCTTTGTTTTTTATAGTAATTTCAAAACCTTTAGGCGCTACTTCTAGTAATTTTTTCAAAGTTGCTTTACTGTTAGTTACATCTTTGTAACCATCCGCGTTTATATCGGCTAATTTTTCGCCAACTAATATGCAACCTTTTGTTTGCGTGTTATAATTTCCGATATGTATTAAAATAAAAGAACGTCCAGGAACGTCTAATATATGGTAATGCTTATTATATTTAGCGCTTTGTCTAGGCGCTACTGTATAATTTCCTAATGGTATGCAGCTTTCGCTCTTTTTGTTATCATTCCAGGCTAATTCTAAAGTTTTACAACTAAATAGTTTTTTACCTTCTTCGTTTTTAATAACTAAACTTCCAATCGTTTGTTTATCCTGGTTTAATTCCCTTGTTAAAATTGCTTCCATATTAAAACTTTTTGTCTTTATTATTTTTTATTACACTTCTTAAACCTTCTATAATGCTATCCGGGGCAAATAAAAAACCAACTCCTACAATTAATAAAACAGAAAATTTAAAAATTTCAGCATCTTTTTCTAGCAAATAATACATATCTATTGCTAGAATTAATAAACCTAACAATGTAGTTTTCCAACCCGCGACAATATTTTTCATATTACATTAATTAATTTTAATAAACCGCCAAAACTCGCAAAAGCCCAAACGCATAATAAAAATAAAATCCATATTTTAATGGCTATGTTCGCTAAGTTTTTCATTTAATCTTGTTAAATCTTTTTTAAGACGTTCGCGCTCTAGTTTAAAATCTAGTATTTCGCCTTCTATTGTTCTAATATCCGGGAATACATAATTATTTTGGTTATATCGCAAACCTATTATTTCGTTTTCAGTATCTGTAATCCTACCTTCTAAATGAGTATATAATAAAACGGCACTACCTACCAAGACAACTATTTGAATAAGCCATTTAATATTTATAGATATTCCAGCCTGGTCATTAAGTTTGGGTAAGTTTTCGCCCATTAGTTTATTTTTTTCTTACAATGCCATTCTTAACAATAACATCTTTAGCTTTCAATCGGTCCTTTGCTTTATTATCCGCAGCGTTTTGTAATTTATCCAACTCCTTTTGTAGCTTACGTTCCTCATTCATTATATACCACTTTTGTAGCGTATAGCCAATGGCCACGGCAGTAAGTAATATTTTTAAAACAATATCAATTTGAGTAAAATTAAATGCCAAAGCTACGGCGTTAAGTAAGTATATTTTAAGGTCAGTTACAGTTGTCATTTTATAAATCTTTATGCTTTTGCGTACATTGTACAAAATAAATTACATCGTAAATATTACCATTGTGCGAGGCTTCTGCTTTCAACGATAAGCCGTTTGCAACTACGTCGCTATCCGCGTAATATACTAAGTTTATAGCAAAAGTATGGGCCACGGAATTACCTTTAGGAAATGTTATTGTTTGGTGTACTCTTTCGTATGGCGTTCCATTACCACCCTCTAAATAAATATCCATATAACCGTTAGCATTGCTTATATCCGCCTTAAATGCAAAGGTTAGCATATATACATCGTTTACGCTTTCGGATTGTATTTTTTGGGTTTCGGCATTGTAAAAAGGTACGGCGCTATGTATTTCGTCGTTTATAACCGTTCCAGCATTATTAGATACTGTAAAAGGTGTTTCGCCAGTCATAACGTAAGGCGAAGCGCTTGTATATTGCGTATCGTCATACCTAGCCCATCCAACGCGTTCGTCATAAAGAGTATTAACACTTGCCTTTATTTCGTTCATATCGGCAGCGGTAACCTTGTTAATGGAAGGTAATTCACTTACCTGGTTATCTACTTTATTAGTGTAATCTATTTTTGCCATCTTAACTTTGTAATTCTATTTGTAATTCGTTTTGTAGGCCCCCAGTTTTTGCTATTTGCTCAACTCTATTTGACAATTCTAATATCGCCCTATAATAGGTATGGTCTTTTAAATCGTCTGTTAAGTAAGTTACCCCTTCATTAACGCTTGTATATACTTTAAAACCAGCTTCGGTTATATCTAAATACCCTATGGTCCTAGTTCTTAGCAAAGATAATATTTTAGAAATTGCCAAATTACAATCTAATTCGCCACCATTGTCGCCATTAAATCTTGTAACAACCTCAACGCGCGTAAGCAGTTCCATTGTATAACTACTTTGGTTTTGGTCTACTTCGTTATTAGAAACGCTATAAACGATTATGTAAGGCGCAACTGCATTGCTAGGTACCCTGTTATAAACTGGTAAAGCCTGGCCATTTAAAACAATTTGGCCATTCAACCTTTCAATTATTGCCTTGCGTAAGTAATGTATTGCTTCTAACATTATTTTATTTCTTTTTTAATTATGGCTTCAACTCGCTTTAAACCCTCTGCAAACGCTTTTCTTATACTTATAAAGAAATATGGTTGCGCGCGCATATGGCCGTCTTTAGCGCCTTTAAATTGTGCGGCATAGCTATCCGGTATTCCTAGTTGCTTCATATCTTCTAGGTTTACTTTACCGGTTCCAAATTCTATATAAGGCGCGTATTTAGCTTTTGCAAATACACTTAAACTTGTTTTAGTAAGCCTTTCAACCCCTATACTGTTTTTTAAATTACCAGTATCGACAGGAGCAGTTTTTTTAGCCCTCCTGGAACTATCCAAAGCCATACGCCCCAATTCATTAGACAACTCTTGTTTGCTTAAATCTTCGAGCGCTTTCAGCTTCTTTTTAAGCATAACCAAAGAATTACTATTTATTTTTGCATTAATCAATTTTAGTCGCCTTTAAATCAGTATAAAAACTTTCTATACTATCGAATTTGGAATTTATCCTATACTCGGAAGCATCGTTTCCTACAGTAATAACATCTCCTATATTTATGCCGTCAGCGCTTTTTTTACGCATCTTAATTTCAACTTGCAACTCCAAAGACCTTTTGCCATTCTCTTGGCTTATTTCTCCAGATACTTGCTTTACATCGGCCCAATACGAAACATTATAATCCGCAGTATTTTGCCAACCACCAAATTCGTCTTGTACGCGCGTTGTCTTTTTTACCGTAATTCGATTATTTAGTTTTCCAGCTTGCATTAAATAAACATTGTTTTATATCCGCTTAATATGCTTTTAACGTTTGTTGGTATATCTGAAACAATAGTACCAGTTACAAAGTCCGCTCTATTATCGTAGTAATTAGATACCATTTGCAAAAGCGCTTGCTTTATAAGACCGTCGTTTAAACCGGAAGTTGTATATGTAACTTTAACGTTGCTACTAGGACCACCGTCTAACTCAATACTTAAATCGTCCAATCCATATTCTGTAAATGTAGCAGCTTCGCCTTCAACAGTTACGCTTTGCACTTCTGCAATAGGCGCAAAAGGTAAATCAAATAAACCGGAAGTATCGCCTAAAAAATACGTTCTGCTTTTAGGCACAATATCTCTTGAAATATAATTCTCGCACCAAATGCGCGCTTGTTCAATCATATTTGTAATAATAGCATCGTCCTCTGTGCTATCTATACGAACGTAACTTTTAACGTCTGCCAAAGTAATTATTTCATTACCTAGTGAACTATTTATTTTAATTTGACGCATAGCTTATTTCTTTTTAGTTCTACGCTTACGAGGCGTTTTATCTTCTTTAGTTTCGACCTCTTGTTTGTGTTCTTTTACAATCGTTTCTTTGTATTCAATTGCGATACCTACGGCTAAGTAATGCCTTGCAGTATCGTCTTTAACCTCAACAATTGTATTTTTTTTGTGAACTTGGCTGCCATCGACAACGCTTTTTAACATTTGAAGTTTCATAATAATTAATTTGTGTAAAGATAAAAAAAAAGGCGCTACCAAAAGATAACGCCTATTTTCACTAAACTATGTTTATTAT